GTGGGTGGGCAGCAGGTAAGTCTGCTACTATATTACTAGACCACCCCCATGTAGACGAGGCTTATGCTGCTCGACTACCCGCCGTGTGGGCTGCCGTTAGAAGGCTGCTAGAAAGCAATAAACCTAAGATACTTCATAATGCGAAGTTCGACCTTAAGTTTATTGAAAACGCATACGGTATGAAGGTCAAGAACGTCGCGTGGTGTACCCTACTGGGTGAGCACCTGCTAGACGAAGACAAAAAAGGTAACTACGGGCTGAAAGCGCTAACTGCGGGTTGGCTGCCCAAGTACTGTGGCTACGAAGACCACTTACATGACCTATTAACTGGACAAGAAAATACACTAGCGTCTGAAGCAGTAACAAAAGAAATAGCAGACCAGCGTGCGGTGCTAGAAGAGCACCACCCTGAACTACTAGCAGACTTAGAAGTCTACCGGACTGCGCTACACGCTTACGAAATAAAGCTTTCTGCGGCTAATAAAGAGATGGCTGCCTACAGTGCCGCCATGGAAGACTACGTCTTTAACCGTGCTATGTTAGCTGGGCTACAGGCAGCTTGGAAGGTCGAAGTACAAGGCTGGCCGAAGGGAAAACGTGGTAAACCTAAAAAGCCTGTTAAGTGGTTTACTAAGCCAGCTAAACCTACGCTACCGAAGAAACCTAAAGCCCCTGTTGACCTGCGCTCTAAGAAAGAGAAGCAGATATCAAAGGACGCAGGGTTCGAGGCAGTTCCCTTACATGACCTACAAGTATACGGGGCTATAGACGCCGACGTTACGCGCCAGTTAGCGCGTATACAACGTCAACGTGTAGTAAAAGAAGAATCCAGTGTACATAAGTTAATGCCTTCACACGCCGTGCCGGCGTCTAGGGTGCTTGGTACCATGGAGTTCGAGGGTATACGAGTAGACCGTAGCTACATGGAGTCATTGCGAACTGCGCTTAGCGGTGTCGTCGAGCGTACGGATATTGAAATATATGACATGGCGGGGCGCACTAAGCCGGATGGGTCGTCGCTTAACCTAAATCACGCGGCGACGTTGGCTAACGTGCTGTATAATTGGGGATGGACCCACCCGGATGGCACACGCATGGCCCCATACCCCATTGTGGAGCTAACTAAGAAGAAGCAACCAAGTACTGCCGAAAAGACGTTACGCCCATTTGTTGACTATGAAGACGACGACGAAACTATCCCCGTAAAGTCTGCTTACTTCATTGAGCGGCTACTGCAGAATAGGAAAGCATCTAAAGCACTTAATACGTTTCTAGCTAACGTCGACGTTCTGTCGCGTCGAGACGGCTTCCTCCATTCCATATTTCATCTTAATGGTACTGGTACTGGTCGTCTGTCTAGTTCTGACATGAATTTGCAGAATTTCCCTAAGTGGCTTGCTGGCTGGAATATTAAGAAATTGCTCGTTGCAGACAGCAGTGACTATGTCGTTGTTAACGTTGACTATAAGGGCGCTGAGGTGCGCGTGTTCACGGCATACGCACCTGACAAAAACCTAATAGACGCGTTAAACGACGGGATGGACATGCATAGCTATTTTTCGCATAATGTCTACTCTCGGCCATACGATGACTACGCCTTACGTGACTCCCCTGACTTCACAGGTACCAAGGAATATAGTAAATTACTAGATAATGAACGTAAGCAAATAAAGCGTGTTGTTTTCGGCATCTTGTATGGCGCGGGGGCCCATAAGATTGCAGAGTCCATAGGTGTGTCCCTTGAAGAGGCTAAAGCGCTTATTCGCCTACTCTATGATAAGTTCCCCGCATTAGAGATCTACGCTATAGACATCGCTCGCGAGGTAGCCCAAAATCAGTTTGTGGAGACCAAATTCGGGCGACGGCGACGATTTCCCTTAGCCAAAATATCACGGCACCGTAGCCGCGCTGTACGCCAGGCCCGGAACTTTAAAATACAATCTACCAGCTCTGATATCGTTATCGCACAGATGGTAGAGATAAACGAACCTTTACGCCGGGAGTACGGCGGTCGCATGTTATTAACGGTCCATGACTCTCTTTGCTTTCAGTTTCCCCGTAATAGACTGAGTGAGTTAAAAGACTTTGTACAACACTACACCGTAGACCGCGTTCGTCAAAAATTCCCTTGGCTACCTGTCCCCTTTAGTGTAGACGTCGAGGTAGGCGAAAACTATGGCGAGTGTATAAACGTTGATAAATTTTTAGCACGTCAACCTGCTAAGATTAAGCAGGAAGGTGTGGTAACTGAGCACGAGATTCTAACTGAGTTACGCGAGGATGCATTCTATGGTAATTAAATCTGAAGTCGAAGACAATGAGTTCTCCCTATTTGACCTGCACTTCAAGTACACGTCAGTGGTGGAAACCACTGATGAATGGGTCTTGGTACATAAGAATGAGGCGGGCGATGTAACCGACGTAGATAGCGAAGCCTTAGTATTCCAATCGTGGGTTAAAACAGGTAATAAAGTCACCCACAAGTACGTAGACACTGTGGACTTCATTGAAGGGGGAGAGGCCTACCCCGTAGAGGTATGCACTACTCCCAGTGGCCCCTTGATGGGAATTGTAGTGTATGAAGACGCTGATATTATCACATTAATGGACCCTGCGGTTATTAACTACGATGGCACGACGGTTAAGTTTCATGCTGTATTTGGTGTGGCTAGGCGGATGGATATCAGTAAGAAGGCTATTATCACCCGCCTAGCACCTGTTGAAATCCTACTGGGTAGCTACCCCGGATTTGTAATTCAGAACCGCATGTTCAAGTACCAGCTGCGCCCGGTGACACCCCTTGCGCAGACATCCGAGCTAGATGCTAGCGCAGACGCTGACGTAGCCGTGTCCACCCGCTAGATCTTTCCGTTATAGGTAAATAAGGGGTCGGTCATGATAAACTTGCTCGCCATCCAGCCAAACACTTGCGCATGCAGGCAGTCGTCTGGCTGGGTGGCGGCGTGCCGCCATACTTTGCGTCCAGTATTAGATACTTCTTCGTACTCGTTAAGCATGTCTTTTATGGGCACCTGCATTTGCTTAATGTTAGGATAAACAACCCCCTTGCGTTTAACGAACATGAAGAAGTGGTCTAGCATCGTGGTTCGGTCTGCAATAAATCTATCTACTTTATTCCATCTAAAAGGGGCGGACGCACCTGTAGACGATGCGGCACCTGTGTACTGTACTTGCTGTGCTCTGTGCGCCCCTAACCGTTCACGCAGATTAGAGTTTGCTAAGGCGCCCGCCCCCGCATCCCCCAGAACGAGGGATACGTTATAGTTGTTACACGCCTGGCATATGTGGTCTACTACACCGCCGGATATAGGGTTAGTTTCGGGGTACACCTTAAAATATAGCGTTTTTAGTTTAAAGGCATGCTGTGAATTCCCGCCTACTATCCCCCAAATCCACAGTACAGTGCGGGAGACCCCTTTAGACCCTCCTCCAGACCAGTCTACCCCCGCTACCACGCCGCTTAGCTCCCCGACACCTAGATTACCTTGGGGTAGGTCAGTTACTTGGTAGTCCTCACATAAAGACTCTAATTCCTCCTGGGATATGAGCCGCGTGCCGATAGCGTCAGACACACCCATAACCTCATTTTTAAACTTGGCGGGGGGGTACACGTCTAGCTTCTCTATAATGCGGCGCCAACGCGTTTCAGCTAACTCTGACTCCGCAGCTACCCTACTAGAAGCTGGAACGTTCTTAGGTAGAATAACCTGAGGTATGTGGAACCCTTTAATACGTTTACCTTCAAACCCTTGGGGGTACTTATGTGTGTCCACCCACTGGCCATTACGCACATTTACATACTTGCCGCAGTGTAAGCAGATAGGCCCATTTTTTCCTATACACCGCTCGTCTACGAAGTACTGGTACTTACTACAGCCGTCACACTTAACCACCCACTCGGTTTGGGTGCTCCACTGCCATAGCTGTTCAATAGTATTTTCCATGGACTTAGGCGTGCCACAGTATGTCTCATAGGCGTAGTCTGAGTTAGCCATACACTCATTGATGACGGGTATAACCTCGTCATACATTATGTCCTGAACCTCGTCGTAAGAAACACGGTCAGCAGATACGCCACGAGCACGGTCTGGGTCATCAGTCGCGTATGAAAAGGCTAACTCTGATCCATTGGTAAACATTTTCTGGAAAACGCGGCTAGATAACTCCTTAGACACCCAACGCCGGCTAATCTCTGGAGAATAGAAAATTGTCTTCCCTACACGCGTTTGAGAAAACTTGGTTGTTTGCTCTTGCGACGGCGCAATAAACAGACTTTTCCAGTGGGGGGTACTACAAGCTTCCATAATTAAAAAGTTAGCTAACGTAGTACTCTTGGCTACTTGGCGCGCTGTTTTCAGTAATAGGGCAGAATAGATTTTGTCATAGACACGGTTATAGAATGGGTAGTCATTTAGCGAAAAAGGCTTGCCGTCGAGGTATAAGAGGGTGGTCACCCACTCTGACCTTCGTATGCGTAAGTCGGAGTCCATAATTAGTTATTATAGCAAGGAAATACAGAATGAGCAAAGGCACAGCAGACATGGTCGACGCGTGGGACCGCCTAGGAATTCGACCGGTAAATTTAGGAAAGGTCCCGGAACTGTTAGACCTGGCTTGGGGAATGCCTAAGAAGATGACTATCTGTCTAGTAGGTGAGACAGGTATCGGCAAGACCCCTATCGTGCACCAGTGGTGTGCTAACCACGATGGCTACATGCGGGTACTAAACTTTGGGCACATGTCTCAAGAGGAGGTCTCCATGATTATGTTCACAGAACAGGGAGACTCTTTCGACTTCGT